CGGCGACGGCAACGGCTACGGCTACGGCTACGGCTACGGCTACGGCTACGGCGACGGCAACGGCTACGGCTACGGCAACGGCGACGGCAACGGCTACGGCTACGGCTACGGCTACGGCTACGGCTACGGCAACGGCTACGGCCGCTACCCCTACAGCCTGGTGACGCGATGAAGTATCCGAACGGCGACGGCAACGGCTACGGCTACGGCTACGGCTACGGCTACGGCTACGGCTACGGCTACGGCGACGGCAACGGCGACGGCTACGGCTACGGCAACGGCTACGGCTACGGCTACGGCTACGGCAACGGCTACGGCTACGGCGACGGCGACGGCAGGTATCCCTATGTGCTGGTGACGCGATGAAGTATCCCAACGGCAACGGCTACGGCTACGGCGACGGCTACGGCTACGGCGACGGCAACGGCTACGGCTACGGCTACGGCTACGGCTACGGCTACGGCAACGGCGACGGCAACGGCTACGGCAACGGCTACGGCTACGGCTACGGCTACGGCAACGGCTACGGCCGCTACCCCTACAGCCTGGTGACGCGATGAGAATCGGCATCCTCTTCCGCCTCGGATCAGCCCGGATTGGCGTTCACTATTCGCCGCATCACAGGAGGTTCTGCGTTAATGCAGTGCCGTTCGTTACGTGTTGGATCACGCTTAAGGGAGGTACGCCGCCATGAGCTTTGAGCTAATCGATTCCACCGGATTCCCAATTAAGGCATGGACGCGCGGCGTACAAGTCGAGGATCAGGCCAAGCAGCAGTTGCGCAACCTCGCTTCCATGCCGTTCATCCATTCCCATATCGCGGCAATGCCTGATGTGCATTGGGGCATGGGCGCTACCGTTGGTAGCGTGATTGCCACCAAGGGGGCGATCATTCCGGCAGCTGTGGGGGTGGATATTGGCTGCGGCATGATGGCCGTTAGGACGACCCTGAATGCTTCGGATCTTCCCGACAACCTATACGCCATACGTTCCGCTATTGAATGCGCCATTCCTCATGGCCGCTCAGACAATGGCGGCGTTAACGACGTGGGTGCACATGATCGTCCGGTACTTGGCCCTGATAGCTTGGCCGATGGCTTGCGTCGTCTTGTCGATAAGCATCCGAAGCTAGACCGCGCATCCCGCCGCGCATGGCATCACTGCGGCACACTTGGCACGGGAAACCATTTCATCGAACTATGTCTTGATGAAGCGCAGCGTCTTTGGATCATGCTGCACTCAGGATCACGCGGCATAGGTAACGCTATCGGCATGCATTTCATCAATCTAGCCAAGGAGGATATGCGCCGCTGGTTCATTAATTTGCCGGATCAGGACCTAGCTTATATCCCCAATGGCTCAGAACTTTTCTCGGACTATCGTTTTGGGCTGGAATGGGCGCAGGCATTTGCACGCCTGAACCGTGAACGCATGATGCAGGCGACCATCGCGGCGGTAGAGGATGCCCTTGGTCGCCTTATTGACAGCGATGAAATGGCCGTGAACTGCCATCACAACTATGTTTCCTGGGAGCTCCACTTCGGCGAAAACGTCATGGTGACGCGCAAGGGTGCTGTCTATGCCGGACTTGGAGAGCTAGGGATAATCCCCGGCAGCATGGGCGCCAAGTCGTTCATCGTGGCTGGCAAGGGTAATCGTGAATCTTTCTGTTCCTGCTCACATGGCGCTGGTCGCGCCATGAGTCGTGCCGAAGCAAAGCGACGGTTCACAATGGCCGACCATGCTGCAGCTACAGAAGGCGTGGAATGCAGAAAGGATGAGGACGTTATTGACGAGACGCCAGCGGCCTACAAATCCATTGATGCTGTCATGGCAGCACAAGCTGACTTGGTCGATATCGTTCACACGCTCAAGCAGATTGTTTGCGTGAAGGGTTGAATCATGAGCGAAGCATGGCTCACCACCGAAGAAGTCACAGAATTGACGGATTGCTCGCGTCGCAGCCTGCAATGTTCTCGGTTGGCTGAGATGGGCATTCCGTTCCAACCGAACTATGCAGGTCGCCCGCTAGTGGAGCGTTCTGCGGTGCTGAGGCACAAAGAACGCGCACTTAAGAAGTCAGGCAAGCCTAATTGGGATGCCATCCGTGCCGCGCAGCCTACCTAAACGCCTCCATCGAAAACACGGATCGTACTACTACGTTAGCCGTGTGAACGGGAAAGTTCGGTGGTTAAAGCTTGCGAAAGATTATGGCGAAGCTTTGCGCAAGTGGGCCGAACTGGAGGGTGGCAGGCCATCCATAGAATGGACAGTCGAGACTGCGATTGCACATTACCTGAAAGTGTCGGCCAATCGCCTAAAGGACGCGACGCTGGAGAGCTATACCGCCGCCGCCAAGCAAATTCTCCCGGTGCTTGGGTCCATAGCCATCGATGCTCTGACCAAGAATCAGGTATACACATACGTGGTCAAGCGGGGAAATGTGGCTGCTAATCGTGAACGGGCGCTTTTATCAGCGACCTATACACACCTAACGATGGCCGGAGTGTTCAATGGCCCCAATCCTGCCGCTGGCTTGCAATTCCGCAACCCCGAGAAGGCCCGTAGGCGGTATGTCACCGATGCGGAACTCACTAGGCTGATGGATGCTGCTAGGGGGCGCATGAAGCTCGTGGTGCGGTTCGCCTACCTCACAGGGATACGGCAAGCCGATATCATCGGAATGCGCCTGACGAGCGCCACAGAGGCAGGGATTGCGTATGTGGATGGCAAGACTGGGAAGGATCACCTCATCGCCTGGACCGATGAGCTTAGGTCCATCTGGAAGGCTGCGCGTGGTGCGCGAATAGGTGATGCCGTCCTCTTTCTCACGCAGGATGGGACGCAGTACACGTCAGACGGTTTCAAAGCGTCATGGCGGCATGTGAAGCTGCGGGCCAAACTCAAGGATGTTCGGTTCCATGACTTGCGGCGAAAGACGGGAAGCGATGCGGACGACGACACGCATGCGCAGGAGCTGCTGGGGCACTCAGACGCCAAGGTTACCAAGCGACACTATCGGGCAAAAACCATTGCAGTTAAGCCCCTGGACCCCTTGAGTGTTAGACAAAAGCCGGAACGTTAGACAAAAGCAAAGGGCCGCGATCTCTCGCAGCCCTTGCAGTATTTGGCGCCCGAAGTTGGACTCGAACCAACGACCCCCTGATTAACAGTCAGATGGCCTAAACAATCATATTGCATTGAATTGCATGATGTTTTCGGAACTATGAACTGTCTAATTTTAAGCGATCAAGTTGCCTTGTAAGGCGCATTCCTGCGCGATAGGAGTGCGACCGTTAGACATCAACTGGATGCCAATATGAATCGAAGTGACTATTTAGTGGACCCCATCAACGGCATTGTCTATGGCTATAAGGGACGCCCCATTCGGGCTCATGATGGAAAAGGGTATATCCATTTCACATTGCGTATAGATGGTCGCCAGAAGGACGTTCTGGCGCATCGGCACATCTGGGAATATGTACATGGCCCCATCCCTGCCGGATTGCTGGTAAACCATATAAATGGCAAGCGAGACGATAACCGTATTTCAAACCTAGAACTCGTCACGAAGTCAGGCAATGCCATTCATGCCTTTAAAACTGGCCTAGCTGGACGCGGGGAAAGGCATTACGCAAGCAAGCTCACAGAAGCTCATGTACGTGAAATACGTGCCATTGGTCGTTCAGTCACCGGTCGTGAGCTAGCCCAACGTTATGGCGTCTCACCCTCCCTCATCGACCAAGTGATATGGGGTAATTGCTGGAAGCATATGCTTCCGTAAGCACTTACTTTAACGAATTGTCACAATGATTAGCTTGAATCCAATCAAGGATACGGCAAGTTATGCACCCCCACTTCCGACCCGCATTCCTCGCCCTCGCCGCACGTGCCGAGATGGTCGTGTTCTCCCTGCCATTGGCTGAGACGTTCCCCAGCTCATCGACCTATAGCGCAATCGTCCATGCCTTGTCTGGGTCGGAGAAGATGAACCATAGGTAGGCGAACACGGAGTAGACGAAGCCAATGGGAAACAGCAGCAGGATGCCCAAGAGCACGAGACGTTTCATAAGGTTTCCTCAAGTCAGGCTGGTGTAACCCGTCGCCTTCTCGATCCAGATGTTTACGTTGGCGGTGGAGAAGGTCTTGCTGGAGCCAGTCACGTTGGCGACGCAAATAGTCACTTGGGTGGCAGATGATACGTAGCCGAAGAACACGCACCCCTGGTTGTCGCCCAAGAAACCAATGCGAACATTGTCTCCAAGTGCGGCTCCCGCAATCGTGTAAATGCTGAACGCAGTGGCACCGTTGCTCACCGTACCCGGACCAAAGCTGGTCGAAAGATAAATGACTGGCCCTTTCCAACTGATCGGAGATCCAACGATTAATGTCGTTCCCGTCAGGTTGCGATCAAAGTTGTTGTCTAGAATGTAGTTGTTGGAGATCGTGCCTGAGACGTTGACTTCCTTGTAACCATACGTCTGCGTCTTAGTGGTCTGCGTATCCGTCGATACATTCTTGGCGATCATGCAATTGATGAGATTGCTACCACCCGTGACCGCGTTGCCATAGATACCAGCGCCGTTAGAAAGAACACTCTGGCCGTTGTTCATGCAGGTATTGCCGATCACATTGATGAAGGGCGCACCAATCTGAATACCGTGGCCTGAGTTATTCAGGCAGGTATTGCCGATGATCTGTGAATCCTGCGCCCAGCACTCGATACCTGCCGGATAGAAGCTATTGGAATCTATGCCTGAACTTCCAGAACATAGGTTGTTGGTGATGCGTAGCCGTGAGACGGGTACAGCCACTGTTCCCGTCGTTACACCACTGCCGAACTTCCAACCAGTAATCAGGTTGCCGGAAATAGTGCCATCTGACCCATCGGTGTAGATGGCCGTACCAGTGCAAACATTGTTGTTGATCGAGTACGACGATACCGCGCCCGCAGAGGCCGATACATTGACGGCTTGGTTTTGATTGCCCGATGGCGTGGGCATCGTGAAGTAGTTGCCACTGACGTCCCAATTGCTACCACCATTGACGGCAACGCCGAGCGTATAAGGCCGCATACCAAAAATAGAGCAGCGCCGGAACGACCAGTTGTTGCAATTCACCGGAGCAAAGGCGCTATATACGGAACCTGCTGCAAACACCCCCGAACTAAGATCGAAGCCAAGGCTTTCAATACTAAAGCCCGACTTTCCGGAAATGCTTGCAACACTTCCAAGACTTGGAAAGCTCTAGGCAAGTGCCTTAAGAACAGCGGTTGTCCTGCTGGCACCCAACCACGAAGCACCACTCATCGTGATACCCGAGTTGTTGACAAGATACTAACCATTCGGGAAGTAGAGCCCGACGCCCGCTGCAGCAGCGGTACTATCGGCAGCAGATATAGACGAGGTGTCATCCGTACCGTACACCACGGTCTGTGCCGACGAGGCAAGCGTGGTAGAGGCATTGGCACCCAATGTGACTTGGGTAGACGAAGTGTAGGCGCTGATAGTCGTCATCAGCGTAGCACCAGAAGCACCCGCCCCCGTCACGGATATGGTCTTGCCAACATCCGTGCTGAGGAAACTTGCACCCGTTACTATCAGTGCAGCCGCACCACTCGTGATGCTTACAGTTGCAGAAAGGGTAATGCCGTCGCCTTTTGCGCCCCAATCCTTGACGCTGATAAAGTCCTATGCCTTCTGCTGACTAGTACGCGTCACCGCCCCTGCAAGCGGTTGCTGAAAGCCGACAAGATTCGCACCATTGCCAGTGCCCGCTGCTGAAAGCTGGGCCAGCGAAGGTGCGCCCACATCAGATGCAACTAAGGATACTGAACCGGTCTTGGTATTGACGCTCTGTACGTTTGGAACGATGGCTGCGCCCGTGACAAGAACGACGCCAGGCGATTGTTCGATAACGGTGTTGGCACCCATTAGATATGTCCTAGATCAAGCATAATTATCGAACGCGACGAGCGCGGATGACGCCGCTTGCCGTAGCTGTTCCACTGGCAAATGTACCAAGACCTACGAGATAGACGGTGGTCGTGGATGCGAGTGATAGCCTTGTGACAGGAAGCGCCTAGCCGGCAGCCGTGAATGCATTGGCGGAAGCTACCTGCAACTGCCAATACGTACCAGCAGACCCAAGCGTTGCCGATGTCGTGCTGATTCCGCCTGCGGCGTTGCTAAGTACGTTCGAACTACCATTGACGACAAGACCCCCCGAAACGTCCCAATCGCCAGCCGTCAGCGAGATACTCGCCATGTTGGCCTGAGTTCCAGTGGTCAAGGAAACTGCGCTTGCCGTTGCCGAGACATACTCACCAACACTTCCTGCGTTAACATTGTTGTTGGTCGTGGTTCCAACGATGCCATTGGTCTGCGATGGCGTGAGATTGCCCGTGGCTGACAATGACGTGAAGCTACCCGCCGCTGCCGCCGTTCCGCCTATGGCTGGTGGTGACGCCAGATAGGTACTAAAGCCTGCACCAGAAACCGTGCTACTGGCGCTAAGGGTCGTAAAAGCACCCGTATTGGCCGTGGTGCTGCCAATAGGAGGAGGCGATACAAGGGATATGGCCGCGCTACCGGCTGCCGTCACCAGCCCCTTAGCGTTGACGGTAAACGAAGGAATCGCCGTGGTGCTACCAAATGACCCCACGTTTGCATTGACCGTGGCCAAGGTAGTTGCCGTACTTCCGGCAGTCGTCGTTACATCGCCCGTAAAGGCAGGCATCAGGCCAGCCACAAACGTTCCGCTAGTCACCTGAGATGCAGCAATGGCGATGGCAACAGATGACGCTGCCGTCACCAGACCTTTACCATTGACCGTCAGCGTTATGTTGTGGGCCGCATCGCCAAAGCTGCCGACATTGCTATTGACCGTCGCCAGCGTTGAGACGAACGAACCAGCGGGTGATGCGACGTCACCCGAGAGGTTTAGCTAGATGACGCCAGTTTGGCCGTTTACCGACTAAACCTATGGCAACGCTGCCTGACTGATGACAACGATATTGGCACCCATCAGGTCAGACTCCACGGCTTGTTGACCGGAGCCGTTACTGTGAACGTTCCACCGATGATGGGAATCACATTCGGCGGGGTTGCGCTATCGAACACGCAAAGCTCATACATGTACGTTCCAAGCACCAGTCCCTACATATCCGTCGCCGTAGGATTCATCACCATCGTTCCATTGCTTGGCGTGGGGATGGTGATCTTTCCGTTTGTCGTGTTGAAGTCGTAGGAAATGGAGCTTTCAGGCGTTGCGCGCACGCGAAGCGATGCGTTGTAGCCGGTTAGATTGAACGGCGTCACGCCATCGGGCTGGAGGAACGTAATCTGATCGTTCCATGCCGCGCCCTACTCCACCACATAGTTGTAAACGCCGGGTTGGGTAGCCATCAGAGAAGGTTTCCAATAGTGGTAATCGGGCCGGCGTGGGCGGCACTCGCCAGGTTGTTGCGAATGTTCACGGTCTGCAGCGTGGTGGCGTGGATGGGATCACTCCAGAGCGTCGTAGGCTCACCCAGCACAGCAAACATGCACTATTGCTGCAACGCCTAAACGCTGCCCACCGTGGCTAGCTCCGTGGGATTAGTCGTATGGCTCCATCCCGATTCAATGGGCTGGCCCATGGCATCCAGTCGTGAAGTACCATCCGCATTCACGACGCGAGCTGCTACCGCACAGTTGGCATTGCCCGTATTCGGCTCCACGGACATAACGGCACTGATCGCAACGTCATCGCCCGTATCCAGGCGCACGACAAATTCAGAGGGCGAGATATGCGCCGCATAGGGAGTTTGATCTGGCTTCGTATAGCTCATGGAATGAGTTTGTTGTGATGCAGGATATAGGGGGCTTGGCCGGCATAGAACGCCACGTCGCCGGCATCAATGGCTACGACGGGCTGGGCGCCAAGCCATTCCACGCCGACAACCTTGCTTAGGCCGTCGCACGTCTGGATTTCTTTGTGCATGGCATCTACCGCTTCTACGATGCCATCCCCCAGCATGAGCGGAGCATCGAGCGAACAAGTCAGCGATGCGCCGTTTTCACACGTCACATGCACACAGTTGGCTGGTGCGACATAGCAACGAACCACGACTGCCTCGCCATCCGGCGTCATGACCTTGCGCACAGCACCATCGATCGGTCCCAGCGGACTATCCGAATCAACGACCACGCATGTACCGCCGCCACCACCACCAGATCCACTACCACTACCGCTTGATGGATACGCGACGACGATGGACCCCACGTAGACAGAACCATCATTTGAATAAACGTCATTCGGGTTGGTCGTGGCAATCAGCGTCTACGTACCACCCGCATAGGAGGCGTCGATGAAGTATAGATAATAGGTAATATTGGTGCCGTTGGTGCCCGTCGTTCCCACGCTGGAAGCGTTGTAATTAATCGTCACTGATCCCGCCAGGACGCTAAATGCTGCGACGGAAATGGTGGCCGTGGCTGGTGTGCCCGCCGCTGACGAATAGCTGATGACGCTCGGCACCTTGGCTGGAACGTTGGTGATCGTGCGCTGAAGCAGATTGCGCTAATCGCCCACCCGCATGCCGGAACCAGGAACCGTGAGCTTGTGCTGCCCACTGGAAAGCTGCGTGCCAAGAATGCGGGCATACGTCGAGCCGTCGGACACGTAATCCTGGGTCTTGTTGAGCAGGCCGGGTTGAGAGAAATCGACATTGTTGCTTGTTAGGTTGTTGTTGTTGACCCGTCCATAGGTCGAGCCATCCTGCAACTGATCCTGCGTCGCCGGGGGCTGGGTAAGGATGTAAGGCGATGGGAGGGCCGTGGTGCCCTTCGTCGGCTCAAGCTGCCATGCCTCTATCCAGAACATTGCTCCTGGCGTCACGCCCGTCAGAACCAGCTACATGGTTGCTGTCGATGATGCATCGGCCGTCAGGACTTCCGTTCCATAAGGACGGTCCCAACCGCCGCTTAACGTGCCGCTGATGTTGACTGAGTACGTCGCCGCGGGTGTGATGACGTTGAGCGTGCCCGTGATCGGTCCGGCTGCACCCTTGAGATAGACCGACGATAGCCATTCCCAATACGGCTGGATCGTACATGGATAGCCATTCATCTGAATGGTTACTGTGCTTCCGGTAGCCACCAGCTTCAGGCTGGCCTTACCGAACTGAACGGTTGAGTTATCCAGCGATGCGGTAGCCCCCGTGACTGTCACTGCGGGAAGGCTGGTGAAGTAGACACTCTAAGAAGCGGGAACCGCATTCACGCCCGTGGTGTATTGGGCGTTCTTCACCGCCTGAAACATCTCAAGCAGACGCTGTACATGCCTCGACCAGTCCGCCTACGTCTTCGGCAACGTGTTGCTGAAGATCGTGGTTGGCTGTTGGGGCAGCTGATTGCTGGCGGTTTGTAGGCCCATTACTGCCCCGCTTTCTGGCCGACCAGTTCTGAACTCTGCTGGTTAAGGAGACGCTGAAGCTGAGAAGCTGCTGCAGGATTGGTGCGCTATAGCTGCTGAATCGCACTCGCCATCCTGGCCGGGTCCATCATCAGATCCGTGACGGCACCACCAAGCCGCTCCGCACCCTTCTCAGCCAGCTTGCCCATGCCAAGATAACCGCCAAGCGTACCGACGCCAGGAATGAACGACCCTAGTGCGCCACCAACGATCTTGGGCAGCGTCCCATTGCCGCCATAGGTCGGCCCATAGAGCTTATTGGCAAGCCAGCTATCCGCTGCCATGTTGTACCGCGTGTCCGAGCCGGCAGACTTCACGGCATTGGATACCGTGTCGCGCTGTAGGTCATTCTGGATACCTTCCAGCGTGTTCTGGGCATTTGGTGACAGCGGATACGGACCCTTCGTCGCCTGCTTCATGGCGGCATTGAAGCCGCGCGGCGTCAGCTGAACTTGCTGAGCAGAATTAAGGCTACCGTTCCCCAGACGATCCAGAATCCCGGATGCCGCACGTGCGTCAGTAATCGGCTGAGAAAGCCGAGCGTAGTCGGCCAGGTAATTAAGATACCCTGGGTTTGCTTGGTCGATAGCCTATGAAATCTGATCTTTGACCGGGCCAAAGGCGACACCCTCTTGCGTTCCTACGGCCCCATTAGGGGCGTTCTTGCGCAGGTAATCCCCGATGTTCTGGCGCAGACCATCCAGAACGTCAGGCGCCATTGTACCACCCTGAGCGCGGTCCATAATTTCACCACGCAGGTCGTTGATGGCGCCCTTGATCGTAGGCCGCACCCCGAGTGAGCTGTTCTTGAGCGCATCCAACTGGTCAAGGATGGGCTGAACCTGCACGGGGTTTCCGTTGGAAAGAAGCTTATCGATCTGCGGGGCCGTCTGTGCCTTGCGCGTAGCCAGCGAAGCAGCCAGATCCTGCGGCGTCCCAGCCACGCCCTAGAGGGCATCGATACGCGCGGCGTTGTTGGCATTGGAGCGCGCCATCTGCGCCGCCTTGAAGGCCGGAAACTGATTGGAAAGGGCTTTTTCGGCCATGACCAACTCAGGGCTTCCCGCTACCTGGGCCGCCGTTGGCATTGAGCCGGGAACGAACGTAGGCGCATTCTGAAGGTTCTGTAGGACTTGCGGCGCCTGGTCGCCTAGCAGATTGCCCACATAGCTCCGGGCGGTGGCCTGGGGATTGATGAGTGGCTGAAGGCCCTTGCCAATACCACTCAGGACGCCACCAGCGGCGCTCAAACCGCCTCCCGTCAACGCACCTGCACCGATCTGCCCCATTTTCTGGTCAAGGAAGGACGGGCCAGCAGTGCCTTGTACAAGGTCGCCAACGGAGTTACCGGATGGCGCCGTGACGGGCTGAAGTGCACCCAGCAAGCCACCTTGCGTGGCACCAGAAACGATGTTCTTGACCAACTGCGGGACCTTCGGAATCAGGCCGGCGAGATAGTCAGCGCCCTGAGCAAGCTTTTCGCCGGCACCAGCCACTAGGGGAGCGGCCTGGCCGATAGCCGCGCCCGCCACCGTTCCGGCATTGGTCGGCGTGCTGTTCTGATAGTCCTGTTCCCACTTGCGCAGATAGGCATCGTTCTGCGCATTGTCCTGATTGAAAAACTGAGCCACGGACGAACCAGGCGCCACGAGATTAGCGGTGCCACCAAGCCCATGCTCGATGAGCTGAGCCGCGCCATGCAGCGGCTTCATCACGTTATGGCCAGCTGCCGCATAGAAGTCCTGCGGGCTGCTACCCAATCCATGCTCAGACACCCAATTGCGGATGTCCTGAATAGGTTGGGGGAGCTGCCAGCCCGAGGGATTGGTCACAACCGGAGGTACTGACTGTACTGGCTTGTAGTTCGCAATCTCCTAGGCATCCGCATCCGAAAAGCCCTGATTGGATGCTTGAGATTGCGACGCGCCGTAATTGGCAATCGCCTGCGCATCAGGATCGTTGTATTGCGCCATTTATTGGCCTGCAACGGTCGTGGTGATGTAGGGAGAGATGGACTCCATGTCGCTAGCCAGCTTGTTACGCTGCTGGGCGTTCAAGCCTTTGAGGATCTACTGACGACCAGCTGCATCCGATGTCTTGTACTGGAATACCAACGGATTGTTGATCTTGCGCCACTGGTTTTCGAAATGATCCTGCTTGGAGTAATCGTATCCGTTCTGTTCCGCCCACTGCTGCTGAGCATTCGCCTTAGCAAGATCGGCCATGTCCTGCGATTCCAGATAACGTGACACCGACTGCATGGCGCCCGCAAGCTGTTCGGGATTGGTGTTGCCGTGGGCGACAGCCTCAAGCTGGGAGTCTGTTCCCGTGCCGCGCTGAGACTGGAAGCGCTGCAACGTACCCTGAGCAATGTACTTCATGGCGACCTGATAGTTGATCGCCTTGCTCTTTGCAGAGTCGGGAATCATCGCAGACAGGACAGGAGTATTCATGATGGTAGCAAGGGCCTTGTTCTGCCACTCCGTGCCATGACCTGTCTGTACGCCGTCAGTGAGCAGACCGCGTAGATTGTCATAGACGTTCATGCGATTGGCCGCAGTTGCACCAGCATCCTGCACCGCCTGATAGCGCTCAGCGTTGGACTTTGCAACTGTCTGCTGTCCCTGCGCATAGCCAGCCGAAGGACCAGCAATACCTGCCGGACCCTCTTGCTTTTGCGTCGCCGTGCCCGACATGACGCGCTGAACATAGTCCTGCGTTTCCTTCGGAGCCTGAGCAAGCGCGGCATAAACGTTGCCGCCAGATGCTTGTAACGCCTTGTCGAAATTCTCCGGTCCCCAATTGTAGGCAGCCGATGCAGCCATGGGGTTGCCGCCATACTTCTGCGTCATGGCAGCCAGATAATCACGACCAACGCGAGCCTTTTCTTCCTGGCTGTTGTCCTTGGCCGGCGTCACGCCAAAGCCCGGATTGGTCAACGTCTGCGGCATCGTGCCCATGGGACCAGAAGCGCCGGCAGGGGAAACCGCATTAGGATTGCCGCCTGATTCGGCCTGCTGCGTTGCTCCGATATAGGCTGGGCTCAAGCTTCCTGCGAACTGAGCCTGAGTCGTCGTGTGTGTGACGCCATTGGCATCCTGATAGGTCATCGGTGCGTAAGTAGCCTTACCTGATGCCTGCGCCTGAGACGAAGCCGCAACCGCGCCCAACCCACCCTATACTGGTACTTCGGTAAACGCACCAGTCTGCGGGTCTTGGATGATCTGGTTACCCGGCGATGCGGTCGGCAGCTGAGTGAGCTTGTTCGTGATGGGATCGCGCATCCAGCCACCAGGACGGAAGGACTGCGGCTCCATGTAGTTGGCCTTAGCGATGGTCTGCTGAAGGATCTGTTGACCAAGCGGCGAATGGGGGTCGATACCAGCAGCCACCATATTCTTCTGAATGTCGGTTGGCTGCGGATACGCGCGATCAAGGTATTGCTTGCCAGCAGCGGCAGGATCGAAACCAAAGGCCAACTTGAACATCGGGTCTTGCATCATGCCGCCAGCAGAATCTACAGGCGAACCACTCTGCGATGGCGTGGCAAAGCCTTGACCCGGTGTGCCATTGCCACTAGCCAACATGGGAGCGCCGCCAGCAGCCATGCTGGGAGCGCCAAGACCACTCTGCCCACCACCAAGAACGCCGGTGATCGCTTGGTTCTGCATACCGTAGCGGGCAGCTTGAAGCTGTAGCATGCGAGCCTGTGCAGCGCGTTCCTGTGCCTGACTGGAATACTGCGCGGCCTGGGCCAAGCCCTGACCAAGGCTGTGCGGCATCAATGACGGGCCTGAGGCTGCCATGAGGCCCGTACCGAAGTTGAACAACGGGTCGTAACTCAGGCCTTGCAAGCTGGAAGAGAGATTCGACAGGTCCATTAGAGCAGCCCGTAAAGTAGACCAGCACCCGCACCAACCGCCATGCCCATTGGACCACCAATGGCGCCGTTACTGGCTCCCGCAACCATGGATCCTAATGCAGCACCCGTCGCCGCCCCACCAATAGCATTGCCGGCCTTGTTTTGATATACGGGTTGCGTGCCCGTCGTGCTACTGCCATGGGACAGAGAATTGATCATGTTCTCGTAGTTGGCGAGATTGTTATATGGCAGGTTCTGGTTGTAGTTCCACTGATCCATCGCCGCATTGATCTGGTTCTGCGACTGACCCTGTAGCAGGCTACCGGCATTGGACAACGCGCTAAGGTTTCCAAGGTTGGCTTGGCTGGCAATCGGCGACTGTGCCGCCGCCTGACTCTGCAACTGCCGTTCGTTGGCGTAGTTTCCGCCATAGATCTGGGTGGCCAGCTGATTCATCTCGTCGTTCTGAACCGGAATCGACGCCTCAAGGTTGCGACCCGACCCAGCGAACTCAGAACCCACGCGACTCTAGACGGCATTAGCCGCCTGATTAAACGTCGCATCCAGATATGGATTGGAGTTCAAATAGGCGCCATTCGCCGCGTTAGCGTCGTAGCTCGTCGCTGCGTTCAAGGCTGGATTGCCATTGGCACCCAGCGAAGCGGCATTACTCAGATATTGATTCTGAATGCCGTTGAGGTCCGCTACCTGCTGGCCCGGGTAATACTGCGGTCCACCCTTATTGTAGAGGGCTTGAGCCTGACCCACACCGAATTGGTTGGCGTTATTTAGCCAGTCGGGGAGCTGGGTCTAGGTGGTCTGGGTGACGTGGGAAGGACTGCCGCCGCTCATGATTACCTCGTCAGGATTCGCGTGTTACCGCCCGAGGCGGAATCTACCCATGGCATCTGCATAGGCGCACCAAGCGGGCGCGTCGCCATGGGCGAAGCCTGCACGGGAGGAGGTTGAATAACTGGCGCCTGCACAGGAGGCGACGGCGGCGGCTGATAGATCGGTGCAGCCTGCTGTGCCTGCTGATTCCAGTTAATCGGAATCTGTGGCTGCATAGCATACGGCATCTACGGCTGCTGCTGAGCAGTCATGGGACCATTCGGGCCCAGCTGGCCACTGGATATCATGGATTGCAACCCCTATGGCAGCAAGCTTGGCGCTTGCGTATAGAAGTTAGTGGGAACAGTCATGGTTCAACCTTTTGGCGAAGATAGTGCCGAGTTCGGTTGCATCTTCCAGGTAGTGCTTCCAACCACGCCTGCCCACGATGCGGAGTTCATCGCACCCCATAGACTTGCTCCATAGGGTCATGTGATCGGCAAAGGAACGTATCCATTCCTTCGCATCACGGCCACCGCCAAGGATGACCGTGCAAACCTTCTTGTTCGGGCACTCGTCGATCTTGCTGACAAACGCCGCTTTACCTATCACCACCCATAGCTGCATGCGTCCAGCGAGCAGCTCGGAGAACACGTATTCCGGCGTGAAGTCCCACCAATGCCGTTCCATGGCAGGCATCAGCGCTTCGCGGGCGAAGTCTTCCCAAATCGTTTCGACATGCGGCGCGGCAATCTGAAGAATCACGCCCTGCCCCGTGTCTGGAAGTCGAGGCGAAGGCCCTGCACATAGCTCGCATTCTTGCCGGCCTTGATGCGCACGGAATGCAGGTTGCCATCGGCACGCAAGGGAATCGCTCGGGAGCGCGCATTACGGCTGGTGAAGGCGGACCAGACCTGCAAGTCATCGTCTGACACCTGCGGCGCAATGGCGACCTGACAGGCATCATCACAGAGCGGGATGGCCTGCAGGACCAAACTGCGCTGATCCGGCGTCAGGATGAAACTCTTGGTCTGCAGCTCGCCATCCGTCTGCGTACCGGTGAAATAGGACAGCACGTTCGAAGCATTGAAAGCCCCCGGCACATGAGCCTTGCCCGAAATGGACTGGAACATGGCGTAGGTCGTATCCACGCCATAGGACCACTTGTCTTCCGCGAAGTTGTAGACGATGACGCGGTTGTTAGGGCCATTCACTGACGGGAACGACCAATAAACACACTGTTTGTTCGTGTCGATGGCCGCACGGACCTTCGTCACGTCATAGCAGTTGGCAAAGAACCAGCGATTCACCTTGCCGTAGCCGATGGGATTTACCTGCGAACCGTCCGTCGAGTAGAACCCGTCGCCAGACAGGAAGAACACGATATCGCCGATCTAGGCAGCGGCCCTGGGCGTGACCAAACCACGCTTACGCTCGAAGGTATAGAACTCAAACACCACATCGCCACCGATATACTGCATGCGGACAATCCCCCGTTCCTGGAAGATCATCCCGAACTCTTCACCCTGCGCGATGTACTGCACGTTCCCGTATTGCCCGTAGCAGTCCTGATAGCCCGACTGTGCGGCGCGAGCCGCTTGGGTGAGGGGCTGGGGCCACTGCGCCGCGTTAGCCAGGGCGGACCACTGGACGCGATAGGGATGGGACGTACCGTCGTAGGTATTGCCAAGCACCACGAAGTCACGCACCACACCCACCGTGTAACCAGTGGGTGGCGATCCCGCCAGCAACGCAAACACGCCTGACATGTTGGTCAGGTCGAACGCATACACCGCATCAATGCCATCCGTGGCAATCAGGTTCGTGCCGAACTGCTGGAACACCCAGCTTGCGGAGGTGTTGTTGCTGAACCCGCCCGTCACATCCGTGACTGTGCTGCCATTGATCAGGTAGAGGCGTCCCTGAGAGGCGCAGAATGTGTACAAAACGCCATTCACGCTCACCGTGATGGCATCGAAAGGCGGTGTAGCAGTTGTGCCTACCGTGGCCGTCAGCGGCTGATACAGGCGCCATGCGGAGCCCGTATAAAGCATGTTCTTGGCGTCATCCAGCGGAACGAGCTGGGTCGTCAGCGCCTCACCCGGCGAACCGGGCGCGATATTCTTGTCGTCGTCAGGCAACCAGTCGCCAAACTGGACGGTCGTAGTCCGAGGCATCAGGATACCTTGATGGCGATGGGAGAACCGGAGAACCGCTCCAGCTTATCCTGACTCTGCACCTGTCCCGCAACGGACTGATAACGACCCTCCCAGTACGGCACGCCCTGTTCATCCATGAGGAACGTGGCCGCTTCCAGCATCGCCGCCGCGAAGATCAGGTCGGGATTCTTCGTGATCAGCCAGTTGGTGTTATTGGTATCGGATAAGGCCGGAAGACGGGCGTAATAGACACCGCCCACCGTATAGGCCGCATCGGGATAGGGAGCAAATAGGAAGTTCTGCCCCTCACGCGTCACGTAGTACGGCGTGCTCTGCGTCGTCTGCGTGGGGTAATACTTGCGCATCCATACCAGATCGACACGCTCCAACGCCTGAAAGCCCCACGAGGCGCTGACATAGGCTTCCTTCAGCTCGATGTAATCGGCGGGAACGGCCAGCGTATTGCCGCTGATCGTGCCCGTCAGTGACTTCTCCATGTCAATGACGCGCAAGTCTCGATAGATGCGCGCCTCACCCTGATTGATGAACGTCTTGATCTAGGACGACAGGTCATTGCGGGCGATGTAGTCCGCCAAGGCCTGTTGCAGGGTGTTGTAGTCCGTGATCATAGCTTGGCATTCACCGTCTTGAGATAGGCGAACTCCGTGTTCAGCAGGTGCGTGATCATCTTCTGATCCTTCTCATCGGGATGGAAGAAGTTGATGCCGCGCCGCATGAATTCGGTCACCACCGAAGGCGGAATGAGCGCCACGCGATGAAATTCCCGATTGCGCGGGAACTGATCGAACTTGGTTTCCTTGGAGTTCCGTTCCGCCAAGGCCTAGGCAAGCACCGGACCCACATCTTCTTCATAGACGCGAGTGATCTTGCCATCCTCGATAATGTCGTGCTCCTTCACGCCGACAACTCCTGAATGTTCAGGTTGCCGGTGGACGATCCATCCTGAATCACGGCGACCTTATCGCCCGGATTGACCTTGAACACTTCACCATGGACCGCCGAAGAAATCAGGGTATCCACCGCTGTTGCAGTGGGGGACGGACCAAACGCGACGTGACAGTTGCCCGTCGAAGTCAGGCGAACGGCATACGTCTACGCACCAAACGCAGCGCTTGGCACGGATGCAGCGCCGATGGCAACGTTCTGACCTTTGCCAGGGATAATACGGTAGTAATCAACGAAAGACATAGTGACTCCGAAGAAAAGGCGGGGAGCCGAAACTCCCCGCCGTGGTCATTACGACGCGTCGTACACCGCAGCGTGGCCAGCCTCGTTACGCATTTCCAGCGTGTACTCGGCATAGAGCGCGATACGGTCAGAGTCACCCGTCTTGCTGAGCGGCACCTTCTGGAACGCACGGAGGTACGCCAGGGCGATGTACTCCGGGTTGATAAAGATGATATCGCGCGAGCGCATCTGCAGGTCGGGAATCAGCTTCACCTCGCCGAAGTCCGACACATACACCTCATAGGCCGTTTCCAGCTTGGCCGTACGGGCGCCGACGTCCACGAAACGGGTCACGTTTCCGGTGAAGGTTGAGAACTGCTGCTTGTGAGCCGCCGACATGAACGCCAGCTTCGGGTTACGTCCAGTATTGGTGTAGGCCGCAGCCAGTACGGTCTTCACGTTGGATTCCGCAATGGAGCGCAGCGTGCCATCCGTACGAGCCGTGGAACCGACCGTGGTGGGGTTAGCACCCGAGGCGCCGAAGTCGGTGTTGGATACCAGCCACGACGGAATACCAGCCGCAACGCGAGCCACCGAAGCCGAACCAACCGCATACGCCTGGTTGGCGAACAGTGTCGCTTCCATGTCCTTCTTCAGTTCCTTGGACTTCTTCATCAACGCGTACTGCATCGTGTTGACGTTGGCCGCACCCTTGACGGCCTGATCGGTGCCGGACACCTGGGCGACCTTACGCGAGATCTGCGTGTAGTTCGCCAGACGGACAGCGGCAACGATGGCGTCAGCACCAGCGTCGTCACCTTCGATCTGAGCATTGGAAGCGTTCGGAGCGGCCAAGGTATCGGTCAGCCACTCATGCTTGGTCGCCGTCGCCTTGACGCGCGGGATGGCGGCCACCAGCGGGGTTTCGGTTGGGGACAGGTTGAAAACCTTGTCGATCAGGTCTTCACGGATACCTACCGTCTGGTAGGTCTAATAGGTATTAGTCGGGACAGTCATGACACATCCTCAATGGGGTTAGGATCGGAAGAACAACTCTGCAATAGCGGATTCATCGCCCTACTGAGCGCGCTTGTTCAGCTCGTTCATTCGGGCCTGCTGTTTGCCGACACTAGTCCGAGCATCAGGACGTTCCAGCCTCGGTGCGGTCTTGACCTTGTTAGCCACATCCGCCTGCTTGGCGGCGAGTGCCTGAAACCGATAGGCATCGCGAACCACGCGGAAAACGACGGGGTCAAGCTCAAGCGCCTCATGATTGCGTTCATCGGCGCCCAACGACTTGAGGTATGACTTCATTTCTGCCAGCGCGTTGCCGTAGCTTGCAGAATCGGCCAGATCGGGATGCTGTTGGCGGATAGCTTCCGCCGCCTTGGTACGCGCACTGTCACGAAACTGCGTGCGGGTCTGTTCAACGTGGCTAGCCAGGGCCTGCTTCTGGTTCTGAAGCTCACCATACGCCTGCTGAAAACGCTGCTGATAGGCCGCATACGAACCAGGGTCCTGCTGGAACAACTGGTTCCAGTCAACCTGCTGGTACTGCTGCTGCAACTGCCTTTCCTGCGCATCAAGGGCGGTGGAGGCCATGCCAATACGCTGTTGCCAGTCCTCACGGAGCTTGGTTTCCTGCGCTTCCCATGCCTTCTGTTTCTCGGATAGTTCGATGGACTTCCGGTTGACGTGTCCCTCAAGCTGGTTGACCTTGATGAGGTCGCGGAGCGTGGTTACTTCCTCTTTGCCGTCGATCTTCAGTTTGAACTTGAGGTCATACATCGCCTCACGATCTAGTTCATTCTTGGATACGAAGTCGTCAAAGTCTTCGAAACTGCTCGCTTCTTCCTCGTCCTAGGCGTCAGCGTGGGTGTCTTGCGGTTGGTCTTGAGTCTCCTCGGCGGGAGTCTCTTCTTGCGCTTCCTGTTGCTCGCCAAACACTTCGGAAGCCAGCGCAGCTTCGTCATTGGCGGTTGAAACGGCCTCGGCGAGGATGGTTTCGGTACTCATAGAATGTCTCTCTTATCGTTGAAAGATGCGGAACCTTGATTCTTCCCGCAGTTTGATTTCGGCCAGTTGACCGGTCTCGATGGTCTGCTTAAAGGCATGCTCAAAGCCGTTGAATACCTGCTCCAGCATGACCAGCCGTACAGCCAAGTCAGTATCTTTGATCGGACACTTGGCGCGTTGCGCCTCAATGCCCTTACGGAAGCCGTCGAGAGCCGCCTTGACCAGGCGATGCTCAAGAATAAGCTTGGCTTCCGCGCCGTCTTTAATCTCGTCCATTCTGCGCACTCGATGTGGATGCCAAGGCACTCAGGAAGGCTTGGTGTTCCTTGGAAATGTTGTTTTCGCGGTTCATGACCAGCTTGCTGAGCGTTTCCGCATGCTTCATCTGCGTTTGCTGGGCCGCGGCAACCATGTCGGCGTTCTGGCTCATGCGCGCCTTTGCTAGCTCCGTGGCGTATTTGCGGTCTTCCATCTGCGCTTTCATCTGCAGCTCGCGCTCATGCATCTACTGCTCGGCCTGGATGGCTGCCACGTCACCCTATGCGGTGATCTGCGCCTTCTTGACGCCCGCCTGAGCCGTGATCTGAGCCGCTTGAATGCGCGGATCGGGCTGTTGCTGTTGCTGCTGCATGTGCTGCTGGTACTACGGGCTGGCCGGATCGGTGAAGAACCGCTCGGGCGCCTTGATGCCTAGCGCCTTGGACATCTCCGTCACCAGCGCATAGACGTTGGGCGGAAGGACGATACCAGCCTAAGCTGCAGCCTGCTGCATCTGGCCCAGCATCATGAGGTTCTGGCGCTGCTCATCACGCGTACCCGTGCCAAGACCGACGTTGACCGTCACGCCATAGCGTGTCTTCCACGAGCTGGGATCGACTGGCACCCACTGGTTGCGCAGCTTCATCATCATGGGCTTGTCCTGATGACGAACCAGGCAGCCATGAATGAGTAGGCCGATCTGCTTCACGCCCTCGGCAAAGATGCGGGCCATAAGCTCGATCTTGGCCGTGGCGGCATTCATGGCGTTGTTGTACGCCTTGGCGGTGGTTTCCTGCAGCGTGTCAGGGTCAAGGCCCTGCGTCGTGGCAGAAATGCCCGTACGCTGCGCCACCATAGAATCGACGTAGTTCACCATGCCAAGAATGTCGGAGGCGATGGGCTGCGTGACGATGGGCACAACGGCGGTTGTGGCATCACCCGTGGTACGCACTACGCCACCCGGACGACCGGACACCATGTCTTGCACATTGACCTGTTCGTTGATCACGAACCGGCCATTGTTCACCAGATAAGTGTTATCCAGGGCCTGACGGATCAGCGTCGTCTTGATGTCCTGAATGTCCTTGGTCAGGTCATACAGGCTGATGCCGATGTGACGATGCGGCATACGCACCGGCACGGCATAGGCGAACGGGATTTCCTCGATGGGATCATTCGAGAGCACCTGATTGCCGGCACGCAGCACCTTGCGCAGCTCGGCATAGCCGTCGCCGTCAAAGTCGATGCGCAGATAGCATTCCAGGCACTCGATATCGTCCATGGAGCGGTCATTGGTACGACCGTCGGCACCCAACTCATCGACAGTGTCGGAGCGGGCTATGTCCTGAATGTCGGTGCGCGGGAAGTCATCGGATGAGATGTCTTCATCGTCCTCGATATAGCCCAATTCCTTCAGGCTGGACCGACTCTTGCGGATGCGCTGTGCAACGAAGGGGGACTTCTGCAGGTCGCCTCGCGTCTTGGGCGAGACAAGCATATCCTCGGTCGCCACACACTCTACGTTGCACTTTCCACGCTTCGTGATGGCCTTGATGCGGACGTCATAGGTGACGTTGGGCACCTGTTGTCCGGTCTGCTGATCGACCGTGAAGCCCTCCGTCTTCTCCGCAGCGACAATCTCAGCCTATGCGCCAGACTGCTCGATCTGCGTGATGGTATACGTCAGCATCCCGACATCAAGGCCGGTGTAGGTCGAGAACTCCTCGCACTCTTCCTCTTCGTACCATACCTTCACATAGCCATTCTTCAGGATCAGGCTATCGGTCAGCATGTCGTGCAGGATCAGCACGCCGTTGTTCTGCTTCATGAAGACGTAGTTGACCGCGTCCGATTCCTGCTCGGCCAGCGGCTCATCTTCCGGTCCGGTCGGGTCGAAACGGAACATCTCGTCCGCATCGATGAACATGCGCAGGACTTGCGGCTTGATCCACTCCACCGTGTCCCTGAAGTCCTGGGAGACGACCTGAGAGCGGTCCGCCTGCTCATTGCCTAACGGACGGCCGTGGTAGTAGTCGAGCGCCGTAGCGCGTTCTACGTCCAGCGTGCCGTAGTTGGTCGTCGTGCCCGCCGTAGCCATGTTGGTCGCTGGGCTAGAGCCACCCATGGCGGACTATTCGTGTTGGGCAATGATCGCCAGGAGTTGGCGGTCGGTCATCCCATCTTTCTTAGCCACGCGGCTTGTCCTTCAGGTGCAGCGTCTTGCGGCCTTCTTCACGCTTGAATTCGTCGTGCTGCTTCTCGAACGCCTCGATCTTGGCAGCCAGCTCAAGATACTTGGCGAGCAAATCCTCGGACTTGGCCTCTAGCGCCTGCATGCGAACTTGGTCTGCAATACTCATACGATGGCAAGCCTCGGATACGAAATAGGTTCCCACGTGTGCGATTCACCACCAGACGCCATAGCCAGGTAACGGAACGCATCGGCACCATGCGATGCCCAATCGTGGACGGGCTGAGGCTTGAACTCCCCCAGCTTTTGGTTGAAGTCGCGCCGGTAGTTCATGAGACAGTCCAGGCCATCGGAACAGGCCTTCTCGTCGAACCAGCAGCGGGCAAATAGGACGCGGGCCTGGTTGATACCCTACTCCACCTCCATGCGCGGCAGGATGGTGAATCGCGTTCCGTTTGCTGCGGCCATCTCAGCGATGGACTTTCCAGTGTACAGCTCACGTCCCTGAGCATCATGCGGCGCGAAGTGCTTGCCATACTTGTACGGCTTGGCCGCCAGCACGCTCAGGTAATGCGGCAATGCCTGTCCGTTGTTGGCGTAGTAGTCGATGACATGGATCTCACGCCCAATCGTCTGCCAGAACCAGATAGCCGTGTCGTCGCCAACGCCCAAGTCCCACGACGTATTGACCAACGCTGCACCGTCGTAAGGCACACGGCCAATCCGGCCTGACTCTTTCGCTTCTCGGAACTCGTTGGCGTAGATGGCGCCTAGAGCCGGTACATCGAACGCGCATTCGAACTCCTGCGCATACTGCTCGGGCGTCATCTGACGGCGAGCATCGACCAGCTCCGAGTCAGGGAGAATCCCCGTTTGGCTGGCTTTCAACTCCTGGTAGAACCAGTCGTCCGAATCCCTCGCCAGCATGGCAAGGTCGTAAAAGTGATTCTTGCCCTTGGGCGTACCGATGAAGCTGGCCCAGCCCTGACGATCCGTCAGCAAGGGGCGGATGATCTCACCCCATACGTTCGGTCGCATGTCGCCGTATTCGTCCAGCACCACGCCATCCAGATACAGACCGCGCAATGCATCGGGGTTGTCTGCGCCAAACAGTCGAACCTTCGCGCCATTGACCAGTGTCACGGACAGTTCCGATTCCATCGGCTTGTCACGCAACAGCGGGCCGGCGTAGTACTTCAGGTAATCCCACGCAATGGCCTTAGCCTGAGCGTAGAACGGGGCGAGGTAGGCGAACCGTGGATTGGGCTTGCCGCACATCGCAGCGGCCTTCACCAGCTCGTTAATCTCCCTCACCGTCTTACCGAAACGACGATGCGCCACTGAACAGGCCCAGCGCTGCGTACGGTCGTGGTACGAGACGCTCTAGGATCGGGGGCGATACGGGATAGTGATTACTTCTCCCATGTCACCTTGACCGATACAGGGGCATCCGGATCACCCGCGACCGTCATGGGCAGAACCTTGCCAACCAGCGTCAGGAAGGCGTTCGGATTGGACTCGGCCTGTTGCTGCAGATACTTCTAGCCACCCGCCGCATCCAATGCGCCAAGGATCATGGCCTTTACATCGGCACCCAACTTGTTAGGCCGACCCTTACGCGATCCACCGCCAGTCTTAGTTCCCTTAGCCATGGCATATCACCGCAGTCTGCGATTACGAGACCTTCGGCTCAGCCGGAATCTCGGCGCCCTCCACCACGCCAGCAGGCGCAGCAGGAGCCGGTGCAGGCTCAACAGCAGGTGCTGGTTCGGGAGCCTGTTCATGCAGATGCAGGAACGCCAATACGTGCTGAGCCAGGCGCTCAAGGTGATATACCGTACCCTGGCCCTTCACAACGTCCTCAGCATCCTTCTTCGCTTCGTCAAGCCAGCTCATGATTTATTCTCACTCGTAATGTCTACGCCCTTAATGCGGACGTGACCAGTTAGGATGACCTCAACCGCAGCCCTGACGGCGGTCTACAGTTCGTCGGGGTCGGTGTCTTCGGGCAGCGCAAAGTAATGGGACTTGCCCTTGCCGTGCTTGCGTAGCCAGACAATGCAGTGCAGGCGACCGCCATGCACGCAGGTGACATACTTGGGCTTAGCCATTAGTTGATCGCCCTATCCTTCGGCTGCTCAAGCATGCTGGCAGCAATGCGCAACATCTTGGCGAGATAGTCGCGCTTATAGTCCGGTGCAATCACACGCACATCGTTGCCGTTCGTACGGATTACCAAGGCAATTTCATTCTCGTCCAGAAACTTGCCGACAAGGTCGCTGCCTGATTGGTCTAATACGTCAAGGTGTGTCATGTGGCATCCCCGGCCACCAGTTTTCGCTCACCTATGTGCCTGTCTCGTCATCGATGTAGATGGCGGGGGCACTCTGATTCGAACAGAGACTAGGCGGGTTAGAGCCGCATGTGCTGACCGTTACACCATGCCCCGGTAAGTCAGTCACTTCATTCTTCCTGTTGCAATCGAGAGATGGCCGCATCAAGAAGTGCTCCGGCTGATTCCAGTCGGCTCCAAGTGGTCGAACCGACTATTTCGTATCCGCCACCCTTAAGTTGGGCTATACCTGTGAATCCCACAACCTCTCCCGATCTACCGCGCCTCGCCAAATCGACGGCACGCAATACAACGCTCTTGTTATGCCGCTCCTTGACTGGCAAAAGCCTCGTATCGACCATCAGTGACCCACCTTGATTCCGCTGACCTTCTCATACGTCCGATAGCCGCCAAGACCCAACATGCCGAACAGCAAGGTCATGAGGGTGCCGGTATCGAGCGCAGGGAAAACGATGACGTGGCCGCACAACGCGGCGATATAGGAGATGAGTGGGCCGAGGAATGAGATGATGAAACCCACCCCGCACGACCATCCTACAAAAGGACGCCAACCGGCCACGAACAGGCTCTGGTTGCCCGCCTCTACCTTGTTGGTATCCGACTGTGCCTGAAGCTGCTGCAGCTCGCCTTGAGCCTGCTAGACAGCAAGAGCCAGTTGATCCTTTTCGGCCTGCGTCTTGTCGGGCCAGATCTTATTAACGATGGTGGTGATGAGGTCGGAGACTTCACCAAGTCCGGTAAGACTCATGGATTACTCACAAGGTTTGCCGCCTAGCGCGAAGCCTAGCGACAAAATGAGGATGACGAAGAAGGCGATCAGCTTGAGCATCAGTCGAGCTATCCCGCCGCTTCCCACTGCTTCTCAGTGAAAGCCAGCGGAAGGCTGCCCATCAGTTTCATGTACGACGGTCCATAAATCTGCGGGACGATGATCGAAATCACTCCCACCACTCGGCCGTGCATATCGAAAATGGCGCTGCCGGAGTCGCCTGGAAAGGCGTTTATGTCCCACAGCGTCCAGCGAAGGTTCTGATCGACCACATACCCGCTCAGCCGACCAAACCTGCATTGGTCCTGCAAGTCGCCAGGATTGCCGCAGATAAAGACCTGATCGCCCTACCCCGGTTCGTCAGACACTTCGGCATAGTCGGCGAACGTCTCATCAACTAAGACAATCGCATGGTCATTGCGGTCCAGCATGACGCTCTTGATCGACACCTTACGGCCATCGACCGACAAGCTCACAATGGCCTGCAAACAGTGTTCAGCGGTCAGGATGGCATGCGGCCCCACAGCGGTCCCGCTACAGCTTCCCGAGCCCTGCTGAAACGTCATGGTGAGGCGGTGCGTCTGATCGTGCACCCAGCCCACCGGATTACTGGCGCAGCCAACCAAGCCAAGGAGAAGGGCGAGGATGAGTGCGCGCATAGTCTTAGCCCTCCGGGGGCTTCTTGAACTTCTTGAGCAGCCATTGGGCGCCCTTGTAGAACTTTTCAGTGGCGACGATCAGCGTATACATGCCGCCAACAAATGTAATGAACTGTCCGAAACTGATGTTTAGCCAGCTGGCGCCCGTAAAGGCAACCACTCCCATCGCCTTGGCTGAATCGATGACTTCATCTCTCAACACTTCACGCCCCCCTATAGCGCGTTCTAAGCTTGGGCGAGACGTGCTAGGCGGTCAGCCTATCCGTTCAAACCGCCGTTGATAATCTTCGTGGTCTTCTCGAAATCTCCGGTATCGGCAACCTCGTTTAAGCCATGGCTGGCCCAGAACCAGGCGGCAGACATGGCGGCATAGTAAGGCTGGGCGAGCAGATCGGGGGATTGGATGAAGTCAGCGCCAAGCGCCGTACTGCATGCCTGATAGTTCCTGCGCCCCGTGAGCTGGATTAGTCCCCTACCCCGAAACCTGAAGCCATCGCCAGGCTATGTATTGCCTAATGATGTGCTGCCCTCATACCGCTACTGAGCAGGCGTAGGCCCCCATAACTCCGTGGCGTATTGAAGGCTGCCGGACTCATGGCCTACCTGTGCCAGAAACATGGCCTAGCGGTCAGTCGTGCCAATGCCGAACTTCTGCATGGCATCCGTCAGTGGCGCGGCGTACATGTCGCCATGCGAGCTATCGCAGCCCATGACCGCCTGAAGCGTGGCCGAATCCATCTTATTTTTCGACAACGGTGATGGAACCGTTACGGATGGCTTTACCTGCGGTGTGCCATGGCTTGCCAAGTTCTGTAAGAACTTCAACAGATCCATCTTGTGTCTGCACCCTTACTAGGACGGCCCCGACAGTTTCGGCGAATGCCTCCCAGCCAGCGGGGGCGATGACAATGTGTTTGTTGCATGGCACATACTCGGCCACGGGCGGGGCCCACTCGAACGACGATTCCTCTTGTTCTTCGGTTTCGTCGCTCATAGCCGCCTCAATGGATGCCGCTGGCCGTTGCGGTCGCAGCGGCGGTAGCCGGTGGCATTCCCACTTTTCGGCTACATAACCACCATACAACCGATTTTCACGATCCGCGTTTTTCGTCGCGGCGAACCTTCAAGTATTCAGCGTGGAGTTCGGAACGGAAAGTTTCGACTCCAATCCATAGCCCTGCCGCAATAGGATTCCGTACGGATCGGTATGTATCGCGATGGATGCCGAATCGCTTTGCACGCTCGTCCGCGCTGGCCGAATAACGGCCGTAAATGGCGAAGTCCAAGGCGTCCCTTCCGGCCTGAGCGATCCATGGGGACTTCTGTCGGATAGCGCCAGAAATGTATGAACGACCGTTTAGTTTTTCAGACCGGGCCAGCCTACGGGCCGTGGCGACAGCGCAGCACTCTAGCTGTCGATCGAATAACCCAATACCGGCGGCGATGCGTCGATAAAGCTGCCACCCGGGGAATGAGGCATCAAACCTAGCGGATACGCGATAGGCAGCAGTGAGCGCAGTATCGCTTAGTTCCTGACATGCGAACACCTGGTCTAGATCGCGACCACGCAGATCGAAGCAAACTGCAGATTCTTTGGTCGCGGCTGACATCACACCACCTTCAATTGCGCTGACCCTGGCTCACAGTGAACCGACTGCATCCAGCTATGACAGTCCTTGCATTTGTACTGCGCATAGCGGCGCGTCTTGGTATGCCGATAGCCTTGGCGCGTCAGTCGATCCGATCCGCAGTTTCCGCAGACAAGGCCATCCTCGATGGATGCGTTAGGCAGACCAAGCACCCAGCCGCGTTCGTGAAGCTTGTTGTAGACAGCTTCCGTCAATCGAACGTCGTTAATGTTGTATTTGCGCATCAAGCCACGCGCCTTCCCATCACCCCCCATGACATCGCGCCACAACTCAAAACCGCCCGTATTAACCTTCTTACCGACGCCAAGCCACTGCGCAACATAGTCCAGCTTGTAGCTTGGCAACGCCACCTGACGCCGCACAGAGCGCATCAAGTCAACCTTGGCGTAAGCTGATGGCTTACCCATGCCATGCTCAAGGAACTGCGCGTTGATCCAGCGGATATCAAACTTGTCGCTATTCCATCCAGCAATCGCGTCGGCCTGGTTGAACAGGTCATATAGCTTGCGGGCCATGCCCTTAGATCCATCCTCCCATTCGCTATGGAAATGAACTTGTCGTTCGTCGTGAAACTTGGCGGCGAAGCAAAGCAACGCACCAGGATGCTTGATCTGGTTGATGGCGACGTTCTGCCGCCACAGTCCCCAGAGATAGCCCTCTATGGGGCGCGTTTCGATGTCGATCGTAAGGAGCTTCATTGGATAATCTCCCTACGTACGCATTCATACCCTGACGGCGGCGTATAGCTGCGACCATATGCAGTCCATACGGACCCATCATATGGCGGCCACCAATATTTGGCGCCCGCTGACGTGGCTACATCTCCGCGCGGGCCATGGCACTCAACGACGTACACGCCATTCGAGCATGCAGTGCAGAAGAGACAAAGAAAGGCGATGATGGCTATCTTCATACGCCCGTCCCCTGATCATCGCGCTGGAATTCATCGCGCAGTGATTCGGCAGCCATGGGATGGCTAGTGCCGTACTGGCCAGTTTCTTGGTCGATGCGCGCCATTTCGTTCAAGCACTGCACGCCTCGCCGCTTCGCCTTCAGCAACTCGTGCAGATAACCCGACGCATTGAAAATCAGCGCGCAAAGCTCTGTCTCGATATCGTCGCCCGAGTCCGTTGGATAGCCGAAATGGGCTGCCCAAAAATCTATTGCATGGCGGAAGCCGGATTCGGCATAGGCATCAAGCGGAATACCGCGCTGCCAGTTATCGGGCTCGCGCACTGATCCATCTGGCATTTGGCGTTTGCCGTGCATGTACTTACCGAAGCGCTTTATGACCAAGGGGCTCAGGAAGCGGTCATATGCGATCTTGTCGGTATTGGCGTCGCGCGTGGCGCCGGTTGCGAACTGGCGGATTGGCTGGTTCATTTGAACCACACAAAAATAATGATGCCAACGATCAATCCCATGATTGCTTCACCAGGAGCACCAGAGCGTGGCAGCCAGAATTGATACCACTTAGCATCGCGCTTGAGCCAATCTTCAATAATATTCATGGCACGACCCTCTAGGAGTTGTGCCTATTTCATCTGATCAATGCATCACACCGCGTCTGAATTCTGCGGAGAGTTTGCGGCAACGGCCGCGTTGTATCGGCGCGTAACCGTATCGCGCGAAACGTTCATGCGTTCTGCAAGCAAGACCGGGCCAAGTGTCTTGTATTCGATGATGAGCTGTCGCCCATCACGGTTTGACACGTAGTCTTTCATGGCGTCCAGCTCAAGGCGCGACGCTATGCGCTTAGCCGTTTCGCGGGACACCCCGAATCGCGACACCAAGTCATCTTCTATGGAACGCACGAATTCAGCAAAGATGGCGTAGTTCATTGCTCACCCCTAGCAATCCCAGTCGATTTCTCGCAGACGGAGGATGAATCCTTCATAGTCGAGTTCTTCGGTATACTGATGGTCAAACGTCCATGCCTCATTGATGCCGATCACCTCACGCATGCGCATGCGTATACGCCAGCCTTGACGGTTGATCTTGTAGGCGAGCACGGGGATCTTCTTGCACTTGTGCGCATCGGTGACGGTTTGTTTCCACCATGATTTGATAGAGGCCTTGGCGGCGTGTTTGCACTGGATCGCAAACACGCCTAGCTCGATATCGCACCCACCATCCCTCGCCTGCCCAAGCGTGCGTTTTACGGACACCCCGAGGTCATCGGAAAGCATGTTGGCGAACTGCAGTTCTGCACGGGCGCCCTTGGATCGTTGCATGGCGCCCATGTTATGCGGCCTTCGTCCAATAGAACGCCCGACCACCACGCACCGTAACTTCTCTACCCGTCGCCACAATGCGTCCGTATTTGCGTAGTGGATTGATGGCCGTACACACCTCGGCTGGTGTCGTGCCGCACAGATCGGCCATCTGATGCACGGTCATGGACTGATCTTCCAGGGCATCCATGATGGTTTGGCGCAGCTCGATCAGCCGAGCCTTACCTAGCACCGGCAAGATGCGATAGTTCGTCTTGATGTATTCGGCTTGCTGGGACTTGTGAAGCTCACGAGTTAGCGTGAACAGATCGGTTTCGCGGTTGAACGGGCCGGCCAGTGATGGCGAGCCAGACTTAGCCAAACGGTCGCCCTCAGGACTATTCATCCGCGCCATGCGGAACCCTTCATCCTCGTCGGCGTGAATCCACCACCACGAATGACCCATACGCATCAGGATTTCGGCGGCGGCATCTGCTGCTTTGGTGTGTCGTACTTGGTACATAGTCACTTCCTCAAAATCAGTAGGCCGCTTTCGATCAAGTGGCCGTATGCGTTGACAATGGCCCGATCCATCAGCGCTCGCTTTTCGTCTCGGGTGAATTCTTTGCTGTCAGTCAGTGCGCTATGGCAGTCGTAACAGAGATAGGTAGTGAAATAACTTGGCGTCTTGAGGCCCATTCCCTTACCGAGGTCTCGATGCGATACCTGCTGGCCTGGTGCCCTGCATAGTTGGCATTTCTCTAGGCTGGCGACTGCGGCGAACCAGCGTTTGTCTTCGGCGGTACTCATGCTTCCTCCGACCACTTCACAGAATGCTCAGCGCCGAACCACAAGATCAGCTCGATAAGTTCTGACATCTCATCCGTATTCATGTGACTGGTATGAACGCCAAGGAAGACAAGTCCGCCATCGACACCCTTAGCAACTCGCTGGTGCTTCTTAAGGGCTGCGGTCATAACCTGCTTCCAGTCTTGCGGGTCAAGACGTACTGTTTCGCCGTCAACAACCCACGAAACTTGGTCTGAGATGTCACCAAGCATCGCCCACATCTTCGCGTTCTGATCAATCGTGCGGCGACTCTTTGCCTCATCCACCTTCACGCTGACTCGCTTGCCCATCCCCGTAATTCGCTCAATCTCCCTCCACATGCGCACCGCTACTGGTCGTGCGTTGCTGGCGTCTAGGGTGAAGGTGGTCATCGCTTGGTTTCCTTTGATACCTTTATCCGCCACTGCATTCGTAACCATGTCTTGCAAACTTCCCGGCAGTTCTTGGTGGTGCAATCAGCGTTATTACATTCGGTGGGAAGCTTCTCGACCATCAGCGGCCAGTCGCGCCGGTTGTGCTGGGCGATTTGCAGCGCTTTGCTGAAACAGTGCGCAACGGTCATATGCGACCTGTCGCGTTCTTCCACGCATCCAGATAGCGATACGCGGTGGCTCGTGATACGCCGAAGTGGTTAACAACCATTTCCGCAGTGATGAACTGCTCGATGCGTTCGGCCCAGAGCGCGAAGCGCATGAAGAATTCCATGCGGGACGACACGCCGGCAGGAAGTTCGACGCGGTTCATGACATCAACTCCCATGCTGCTCTAACCACTGCTGAAACTTGCCCATTTCCAATGGCTCGTAGGCGTTCGTCCAGCCCATCGGCCATCCCATTAGCCACTCGGTCCACTCCGGAACCAAGTACATCGGCTGGGTCCGTTCGCCACCATTCAATGCTTGAGCGGTAAGTGTTGGCGTATTTCTGTTGAATTCGCTTGGGGCTGCACATTCCTTGGCGTTGTGTGCCGTTGGGGTAGGCCAAAATCTCCGGCCAACTACTGTTTCTAAATTCGGAAACCTCTTGGCATCCCACGCGGATTCCGGTGTTATCTTTGCTGACATGGCCGAGTTTGCTCTCGGCGTGGGCCACGACCCACAATCGTTTTCTATGGTGTGGCGCACCGAGGGCCGAAGCTCCGACCACTCCCCATTTCCCCACATACCCCATTTCGGCCAAGTCACAGAGAACACGTCCGATATATCCGCAGGAAACAAGTCCCGGCACGTTTTCAAGCAAAACGGACTTTGGCTGTACGTCGCGAATACAGTCCCTCGTGGCTGGCCACATGTTTCGGCTATCGTCTCCAGCGAGCTGTTTTCCGGCAACGCTGAAGGGTTGACAGGGAAAGCCCGCTGTAACCACGTCCGCAATTCCTCGATATTGCTTGGCTGCACCGGACTGTACGAACTCACGCACGTCAGTAAAGATGGGTGCGACTGGCAAGTATCCGTCTCGTATGCGGGCGGCGATGACTTGCTGGCAATATTCGTTCCATTCGACGTATCCACAACATTTAAATCCTAATAAGTGATGAGTTCCCAAAAGGCCGCCACCAGCGCCAGTAAAGAGAGACAACTCTCTCATCGCGCCGCCCTCTTCGCTTCCCTCTGCGCCTCTTCCTCATCTAGCCTCGCCCAGTGAGCCTTGACCTTCTCAGGCGTCACTTGCCAGTCACGGCCAGTGATGAGGCTCAGCTGACCCTTACCGGCGGCGTAAAGACCCTTGATGTAGCAAAGGCTGCAAAGCTGGATGCCATGAGACGGCACAATTACGTCCGCGAAGCTGTCGGCGTATCGACCTTTGCCGATGTAGGTTTTGCAGCCAGTCGTAGTGCAGTAACGCTGCGCCTGAGGCTGTGGCGTATCGAAGCGCTCGGCACGCCCTTCTGCGTATTTGTTCATGAGTGGTACTTACCCTCCGCGACCTTGGCGAAGTTCCCGGGGCGGGTGAGCCATTCAAGGTCGGCGCGGAACGGTGGTTTGCCGTCGCGTCCTTGAGCCTTTCCCATCAGGAATTTCGAATTCCGCACGTCAGCGAAATACGCACGCCACGCATCGACGGACGGAAGATCTTCGCGCCACCGCTGCTGGACGTATCCAACGCGGACCTTGGTGAGCTTCTCCACGCGCGGAAGCTCAGGGAGCGATTCGTGATACAGCTCCACGATGCGCTGCAGCGGGCACGGGTTCCGGTCGGCGGGTGCCTTTCCGCCTGCTAGTTGGGCCTCGTCCTTAGCCCTGGTGGAATCTTCCCTTTCGTCTAGCGGGTGGTCGGGATCAGAGATTCCGACCTCTACCTCGTTAGAGGTAGATAAAAGATCTGTATCTGTATCTGCTTCTTTATCTGTATCTGCTTGGTAGAACGTCCGTTGAACGTTCGTTGTGCGTCCGTTGAACGTTCGTTGTGCGTTCGCAGATTTTGCTTTCTGCGACTTGGCCGCTACCGCCGCCAGATCAGCTTCAATCCGCTGGTGAAGCCATGTATCTCCATCAATATCGAAGAACTCGGCGAGGACTACCTTTGCCTTTGCCCATGATTCAGGCGCCAACCGACAGATCGTCGCCAACCTATCGTTTGAATTGTTAAGCGCCTTACCGCGCTGCCAATAGTTGAAGATCAGCAGCAGGTATGCCCCGCTCTCTTCCGTTGTCAGGTGCGCGGTATCGGCTAGATAGTCCGCCACGTAAAGCTGTATGTATGGCAAAGCAGCCATAACACCCCCGTACTACAAACCTCGCCGCCCAATCCCCCTCCCAGGGTCTAAAAGCGTTGGTTGATGCTGGTCAGGTCATGCCGCGATCCTCCGAACAAACGTCTTGTAATCCGTATTGCCACGCTTTCGATTGCATGCCAGGCAGGCTGGAACGATGTTCTTGATACCCATCGCCCCACCCTTGGACAGAGGCTTGACGTGGTCCAGCGTCACAGTTTCTAGCGTCAGGTGTTGGCCGCAGTAATGGCACTCCACCCAGGGCCGCTCACCCAGCAACATCCGCTTGAACGACTGGCGTCGCTTGCTGTTGCGAAGCTTCCGCGTCACGCCGCCTCTGGAATCTCGGTCAGTTCTTCATTGCGCCCGTTCATCTTCTTCAGATGCTCCCTAACCTTTTCGGCTACGGGCTTCCATCCGCTTAGGTCGAACGGCAGCGGATCGTTTTGGTGTTGGTCAATGTCCATGGCTCATCTCTCTTAGGCGCTGGAATTCCTGCCTGCCGCGTCGCGTGATATGCCATTGGCCGCAGCTGGCGCATTGGTATGCTCGATAAGGTCCACTGCTGCCTATGCGACGGCTAATGGATCGCATCCGGTGCAATGCTTCATGTTCCGTTGCGAAGGAAAGCTTCCAGCAGCTCATGCGGCCCTCGTGAAGCTCGCGATGTGGGCAATCCGATCAGCCTCGCGCTCTCGTCCCTCGGACTCGCGCAAAGCTCGCTGCAGGTCCAGGTACTGACGCATTAGGAGCGTCCCCGTGGCGTTGCAGAACGCAGTGACGCGATTGCCTGGAATGCCCCTGTCTTTCCACTTGTTGACGGCCTGCTTGGTCACGCCAATGCGAACTGCCAGTTCTTCATAGGTGAGATGGGAAAGCTGCACGCTAGCCAGGAAGGCGTCTCGCTCCGTATCGCAGAGGCGCAACGTCCTGCTATCTGCAGGAATCGGTGATCGCACCCCCTCAATGCGACGCGGTAGAAACGCTTGTCCAGCCATGTCAACCTCCGTCAATCAGTTGCTTTGGATAAAAATAAAGGCGACCGACAATGCGCCGCCTTACTTGGAATCGCTGAAATGCACGCAGTAACCGACAACACGACCTTTATCGCGAAGCCATGTCAGGTCTGGACGAAGCCGTTCGCATGTGACGCCCGTAGCTATCTCAATGGACTCGCAGTATTCGGGTGGGACTTTCAGGTCGCGGTGCAGCCAACTCCACACGCTTCCTTGCCGGATATGACCGCCATGCATGGCAGCAATCGACCTTGCGAGAGCACTCTGGCTACCCGCAATCTCGATGGCTTCTTCGAGGGCAGTTGTATCCATGAGCCCATTATACAAGTGCTCTTGTATTTGTCAACAAGCGATCTTGTTTGACGCCTACAACACGGGATGTAAGTGTCAAAAAATGGAAAATATGGCCCTAAAAGATCGCGTGCGTGCCGCGCGTAAGCACGCCGGCCTCACTCAAGAGGCGCTTTTAGCTGCATTGGCTCCCATTACGGGAGAAAAACCGCCCAAGCAGCAGCTCATATCCGCACTGGAAAGGGGCAAGGTTCACAGTTCCGCTTACCTGTGGCCGATTGCCGTCGTATGTCGCGTCAGTCCGGCGTGGCTAGTGCATGGAAAGGGCGACATGCTTGAGTCGCGAGCCGTGAGAACCGAGCATGACAAGCTAGTCTCACGTCGCGATGAGATTGGGTTAAGCACGGCAGATGTTTATATCCGCCTGCTTTCCTTCTCTTGGCCTGAAGGCGTCCCACCTCCTGACCTGGCGACCGTGGAAGATTGGTTTAGCGGACGACGGAGGCCGGCGGACATGACGTATCGTGAAATGCTGTACAGGGCGTTGGAGCTTGGTACAGACAGTGATGTGCCGATGGATGACGGGGTGGCCAAGACAGAGGTTGGCGCCCGCCTGCTTCGTCTTGCAGAGAGTGGAGACCCCGAAGAGGCAGCCCATATGCTTGCTCTTTGGGAAACCATGAGGAAATCAAAGAGGGATTTGCCATGAAGAAGATGCTTGTTGCTGGCCTAGCAGCGTCCTTTGCAGCCTCACTGATATCGGCGTGTGCCAGCCAACCCATGAAACCAGCCGAGGTCGCCGCCATGAGTAGTCAAGAGCTGTGCATCGATGCCGCAAGGATGTACATCACCGGGCGGCAAATAGCGATCAACGGCCATCCGGTTGACCCCAGTGATGTTATTCAGACTCTTCATGGGCGCGGAGAGCAGTGTGAGCCCAAGGATGAGTACATGAAGATCGCATATGAACGTACGCAGCTAGAGCAGCAGGACGCCATAGCTAAGGCCCAGCAGAGTCAAGCCATGACCTCGGCCTTACTTGGTGCTAGCCAGGTATTTCAGCAGCAACAAATGATCCAACAACAGCAAACCACCAACTCCATCCTGCAGCAGCAAAATAACATCTTGCAGCAACAGGCATTGCCCACCACGACTCGTTGCTCAACCGACGGCTGGGGAAACACGACTTGTCGTAGTTATTAACCCAACAAGCCCCCCCTCCCCCTGGCCGCCGTGCGCGGCCTTTTGTTTGCCTACAACTTTTGGCACATAAGAAAATACAATCCCACTTGTTGACATGAATACAATTGTGGTTGTATTGTTGCCTCCAACAGCCCAAGGCTGGCTGCTGGGAGGCAGACATGAACACCGTGTTTTTCGAAGCTGAAAAGGTCGGCAACACCTATCGAGGTCTGGTGATTGACTCCAAGACCTTCGATCAGATCCTCGTCACGGCGCACAACTACCCGGACCGTACCGTCGCTGTTGAAGCAGCACGCCGCATGCATCTGGAAAGCGTGCCGGAAGAGATTCAGTCGTTCTTGCCTTCACTGGCGATGATGGGCCGCTGACATGTCAGTCTCGCGCGCCCACCTTCATGTCATCCACGGCGCTCAGCAACGCAAGTGGCACATGCCCACCTTCCGCTGCAAGTTGCGCCGTAACGATGGCGCCACGCTGGATTACATCGGTCCGTTCGGTGACTGGTCGTCGGAGTGGCATCTGATTCTGCGGAGGGCTCGGAAATGAGGCAGTCATTCGCTAGCAAACAGTTCGCGTACGACAACTCGCTTCCCGCCGACGACAGCGCCCGTGAGGATTACATCGAGCGCCGCGCGGAAGAACTCAAGAAAGACCTGTGGCAGGACTTGGAATACATCACGGACGCCGTAAATGATGCGGCGATTCGCATCGGTTACTACCGCCGCAAGGGTTTTACGATCCATCCGCAAGCCGTTACTTGGTTAACGCTGCTTCGCGACGGCTCGGATGACTTGGAGCTAGCGCGAATGCTCCGCATGGCGGCTAACGAGTACCTCGACCAGCTTGCCCACGACATGGCCGAGGAGGAAGCGTCATGATCCGCCGACTCAAAGACTCGCGTGCATATAACGACTTCCGCGACCTGGCTGTGATCGTGCTGTTCACCGATAGCCTGGTCGGCATCGTCTTTTTCGTGTTGTGGAAATACATGGCGATGCTCTGGCATCGCTAAGGACTCCCCTGGCACTACGCCAAGCGTGGCTGCTGCGTTACCTCCTGCTCTGCGCCCCTCCGAGTTACAGCAGCAAGGGGCATCTAATTCACTTCGCATGGGTAAAGACATGACTCAGGCAAACAAGACCCATTACCGGAAGGCGTTTGACTCTCCGTATCTGAGCAGCGCCGACATCGTTGAGCCCACCGTGTTCACGGTGCATCACGTTTCGCTTGAACCGGATCACACCAAGAAGACTAAGGACAAGTTCAACACGGCGCACTTTGTAGAGAAGGAAATCAGGCCTGGCGAGAAGCTCAAGCCGATGATTCTCAACGCCACCAACAGCAAGATCATGAAGATGTTGACTGGCTCAGCCTTCATCGATGACTGGAACGACGTCAAGGTCATGATCTACGTGGACCCCAACGTGCGTTTTGGTAAGGATTCCGTCGAGGGCCTTCGTATCAGTCCGCAGCGTCCGGGGCGTCGCGTGCTTACGCCGGATCAGACTAAGGCATGGGAGAACGCCAAGGCTGCCTTTAAGCGTGACGGCAATCTGGAAAGCGTCCTGTCGCGCGTCGATATGAGCGAGGAACACCAGTCACAGCTTATCGGAGAGTGCCTAGATGCAGTGGCATGACGTTCAGCAGAATACGGATGAATGGATGGCGCTGCGTCTTGGTAAGGCTACCGCATCCAAGTTCGGAACGTTCATGGCTAACGATGGCAAGGCCTTTGGCGATCCGGCCAAGGATTATGCGTTGCAGATCGCGCTAGAGAAAGCCACGGGACGAAAAGCGGAATACAGCTTCTCGAACGAGCACATGGAACGCGGCCACGAACAAGAGCCGGTCGCTAGGATGCTCTACGAGGACGAGTATTTCGTAGAGGTAACTAACGGCGGCTTCTTCGATTGGGGAAGCTACGGAGACTCACCTGATGGCCTTGTTGGCGATGATGGTGTTGTGGAAATCAAGTCTGTCATTGCCAAGACGCACTACGCCACGTTGCGGCGCGAATCCTACGACCCATCATATCGCTGGCAGCTCGTAGGTCATCTGGACTGTACCGGAAGGCAGTGGGTTGATTTCATTAGCTACTGCGCAGACTTCCCTGATGGGAAACAGCTTGCCGTGTATCGGCTTACCAGGGACGAATGCGTGGATGAACTGAGGCGACTTCATGAGCGCCGGAATCAGTTCCTTTCTTTGACCAACGAAATCCTATTCAGCCTTGGAGCGCAAGCAGCATGAGTCAGCAATACGACAACACGAACAAAGGCGTTCTGTTCCTTAATGACCGTAAAGAGAAGGACTCGCATCCAGACCGTAAGGGATCGATCAACATCGACGGCAAGGAATACTGGCTGAGCGGATGGGATAAGCAAACCAGCCGTGGCGACACGATCAGCCTCAGCATTCAGCCTAAAGAACAAAACAAGGCCGCGCAGAGGCCGCAGCGAGCAAGCGCGGCACAGGACGGTTTTGACGACGATTTGCCGTTCTGATCAGCACTGTCCCCAAATTCACTTAATCAACGGAGACACACATGAGCACCAAAATTCTCGCCGTCAGTGGCGGCTTCTATTTCTTCGGCACGGAAATCAACGCACCGGAAGGTTACATATCGCTCAAGAAAGCGGCCATGTTCGGCGGCTTCGGCGGCGGCAAGGGTCTGCCCGGTGTATCCCGTGGCGACAAGTCCGCAACGGTCACGCTGGATCGCTTCGACGCTGATGAGGAACTTCTGTTCCCGCTGACTGCAGTGTTTGCCATCCTGCCGTCCATCGACCTGTACGACTTCAAGGGCACCACGCTGCGTTGATCCGGCGCAATAACAGTGAGGCATCATGAAACAGCTCTTTTCCCCCGACGTTCCCATTCTCCTGATCGGCGCCCCGGGTGTGGGTAAAACGGCGCGCGTTCAGGCCCATTTTGACCATGCGGAAGTCGTCCTGACTTCGACGCTGGTGGAAGAGGACATTGCGGGTCTGCCATATCGCGAGGGTGAGTACGACTACCGCACCATTCCCGCCATCTTCCGTCGCCTCCATGACGCATCCGGGGCTGGTAAAAGTACGGTGTTGTTCCTGGACGAGCTGGACAAGGCCCGTCGCTCGGTGGCCGATACCCTGTTGACGCTGGTGGCGTCGCGTCGCGTTGGTAACGCCTCACTTCCCGATAACACCTGCATTGTTGCTGCAGCCAATCCGCCCGAGTTCGGCGGCGGCGATGGCATCAGCGATGCCATGCTGTCCCGCTTCTCGGCCATCGATTACGTTCCCGATGTGTGCGAGTGGTCAGATTGGGCGGATAAGCAGTTCGTGGCGCCTGAGGCCAAGCGAGTCATTGCGTCGGTTCGCAATGGGGAGCTGGCGATTTTCGATATGGTGGGTGATGGCCTATCAAAGCGCATCACGACACCGCGAACGCTGACCATGGCGCTGAGGTCGCTGGAGCGTAACGGACTGGATAGTGACGCATTCGATACGGTCGTTCGTGGCCTGCTGACGCCCGCATCGGCGAGCCAGATCATGCATCTGGTGACGCAAACCAAGAGTGACGTGCTGAGTCATTCCGTAGCCAATGCGCGCCACGGCATTGCTCAGGGTAAATCTCGCTCCGTGTTGAGGCTGTAACCATGCTCACCGCCGCCCCCATCGTCCGTCAGCCGCAACAGGTTATCGGTGCGCCAGGCAAGACCGATTTCGTACGGATCTACATCGCCTCGGAACTCAATAAGTCCGAGTACCGGACGACGTTGCGGCATGAGCAGGCCCATGTGTGGGCGGGTCACAATCGGCGGCGACCGAAAGACGCAAAGCATGAGCTGTGGGCGATTGCGTGCGAGATGGAGATTGCTCGGACGATTTACGACCTGAAGGATATTGAAAATATCAATGCGCCACGGTCACGCCTTCACGGCGGTTACCTTCCCGATTCTATCGAGGGCATGCCGCACGATGTGAGGCTGGCTGAGGACATCTATCAATGGCTCCTTGATCATCCCGAGCAACAACCCATCAGCCTGAAATGCTGCGTGTGTGACCATTCCACGGAAGCGGATGGTTCATCGTCTCCGGTGGATGGGTCAATAGCCGTCCATGACGCGCGGCAAAAGCTGGACGCCGACGAACAGGCCAAGGAATCGCAGATTGCTGCTGAAAGCGCCTATGCGCTGATAAGGAACCGCCCGCCGACGCTTACAAATGCGGTGGACGCGGCCTTGCGCGTGCGGATTGAGCGTGAGCGGTCGCATCGTCGCCCCACGCGGCGAAGTGCAAGTGACAACGTGATTATGCCTGGTGCGATATCCAAGCCACGCCCGCCACTGGTGGAGATTTTTGTGGACCGTAGCGGCTCGTTTTCTCCTTCAAAGACGGCCATGGCAGAGGGCAAGCTGCGTGAGCTTCTCGAAAGGTATGGATCAAGCATCCGCTCAGATGTATGGTTCTTCGGCAATGGCCGCTTGTCTGATGTTGATATGGGCGGCGGCGGCGATACGCCTTACGCATTGATTCCAAGGCACTTGGAGAAGACCAAACCAAAGCTGGCCATTGTCATTACGGACGATGATCCGGTATCGGCGCACATGCCCGAAGTTGATCGCGCCACCAAGGTTCTGTGCGTTCCCATTGGATGCACTGTAACGCGGCTAGCGCATGCCCTGAATGGGCTTGATGTGGCTGCCTGAAGATGAAGTATCCCGACGGCTACGGCTACGGCTACGGCAACGGCAACGGCAACGGCTACGGCGACGGCAACGGCTACGGCTACGGCTACGGCTACGGCTACG